CTAGAATTGCCCAGCCCTGTACCATAGTCCCGTCGCCTGCATAGCTTGGTGGCACAATTACCGCAGGATGTTTAATCATCATCTGCTGCCTCCCTGTTCTTGCGGTTCACCTGCATCGAGGATGCACGCTGCTCACGTTGCGCCGCCGCGTACTCGCTCCGGTCGGCAAGTGCCTCCGGCAGCCCCTCAGCTATCACGCCGACCAGCTCTACCACGAACTTGATATTGTGCAAGGTCGGTTCCATACCCGCCTCCCGCATAAGCGCGGCAGCGAACTGCGCCCTGTTAGCGGCCTGCGGGTCAGGGCCGTGTTGCCACTTGGACGCCACCTTTGGGTCAATGCCGCGCCGCTTGGCGGCTCTGTACCACGATGCCCCGTCCAAGACCTCGCGCTCGACTGCCCTGCGCGTCGCCAGCGGGATGCTGCTATACCTGCTCATTCTCGGCCTCCAGCATCCACTGCGTTGCCCTGTCGAGTAGTGCCTCATCGCTTATCGGCTTCAGGCACAGCCAGAGGAAGTCTTCGGCCTGCCCGTTCAGCACAAGCGGCGCAGGGGCAACAACCTGGTTGTCATCAACTATCAGACCCGCGCCCTTGGCCAGCGTCTTACCCTGGATTGCGTCTTCTACCTGCTTCGCGTAGTTAGTGGCATCCCCGCGCCTTGCGGGGGTTGTTAGGCTGATCACCATCTGAAGCTCCACTTTGCCCTTGTACTGCATAGGCCAGCCCAGTTCTCTTGCGCGTCGCGTGACCATCCACTTCACGTCTTCGCGGTACTCTCGGCTTGCCTTCGGGTAGAAGGTGCCGTTGACAGTCGTCTGCGCCCTCGCCTGCGGGACGGGACGCCCAGCGATTTTAGCAATCAGCTTCATTTATCCCCCTCTTGCTTCGTTTCTATCAAATCAAACCAGCCATTATGCAAGCGCACGTGGCAACTTCTGCAAAGATAAACAATGAGCAGTGGATACCTATAGTCGGGGTGGTGACGATCAGTCGCTATCTCCCCACACAAACAGCACGCCTCTTTATCTGGGTATGCCAATTGCGCTTGGTGTTTTGCGGCTATTCTTTCTGGATACATTTTCTTATATAACGCGCTATAGGCATTGATATCTTCCCTGTGTTCTTCCCTATATTTTGCATTATAAGCATTTATGTCTTGCTGATGAGCTTTTCTATACGTGATAGCATAGGCAGCTCTTTCAGCTTTATGGGTTGCGTCATACTTGGCAGAGTAAGCGGCCCTCTCTTGCCTATGGGCCTCCCTGTAGGCTGCTTCTCGGACGGCAATTTCTTTTCTATGCGCTGCTCTGTACGCGGCTCTTCGCATAGCAATATCATCTTTTTTGTCTATACGTCGCTTTGCCCCATAGAATGCCAGCTTATCTTTATGCTTGATATAATATGCTGCCTGATAGCACTTGTGAGAGCAGTAAAGCTGTCGAGGATTGTCGCCCAATGCACCGCCACATTGCGGGCATAGTCTTGGCATAGAAGGAGTTGTGCTGGGCTGGATGTCATCGGGGGTATTATTCATATTGGCTACCTGTCCTTGCGTGCTGGCTACCGTCCTTGGATTAGGGGTTGGGGGCGCGAGGCCCCCTCTCCCCGGACAGGTAACCGCTGGGGGATCATTCCAGCACTATTATTATACCACGCCGAGCCATTTCTGCAAACCGTTTAACAGCACTGGGACGGGCCTGCCCTCAATCCTTGCGGTCAGCTTCACTTGCGGCCTCCTTGGTCGCGCACTCACGGGTGCTTCGTCCTATCGCCAGCGCAATCACAATCGCGCCCAGCGTGTACAGTACCAGCGGCAGCCACTCCATTAGCGTACTACCTCCCACGGGTCAGCTTTCTGCGGCTTCGGCTTCGGGATGCCTGCCTTGGCCTCGTGGTATAACTCCCACAGTTCGTTGAGTATGCGAGCGTGATAGCGGTCGTGCCTGTTCTCCAGCTTGGCGATTGCGTCTGCCTCACGGGGCAACATAACGTCCCGCGTGTATTGCTTCACCAGTCGAAAGCATAGCATCCACAGCGCGTCAATCCTGCTCCAGCCCTTGCCCTCGCCAATGTACCCGTCAAGGCTTGAGACGAGGCGGCAGGTAATGTCCCGATAGTCGCAGTCGAATATCAGCTTCCTGCCAGAGGGCAGCGTCATATCAGTCAGTCTCATTTCACTTGCTCCCATACCAGGTTAGGCGCGTCGGTAAGCCATTCTAAGGGCAGCGCCACTGCCGGGCCGCTCCAAAGCCCATCCTCTCCTTCGCACTGCCAATACATCCACGGCCCACTGGGACGCTGAGGCAGCTTCCATACGTGCAACACTTCCTCGCCGCGCTTGACCCGCCAGACCTCCAGCGCGTCAGCAGGCCACGGGTCGGCTGGGATGGGGCAAATAGGAACTAGTGTAACCCTTAGCGCCTCTACCCCGTCGAAAGTGCCGGGCTCCAGCTTGACCTCTACCTCCTGCGCCGTCTCCAGCAGCTTCTCGATAGCCTCGCGGTTCTTACGCAGGGACGTCATTATCGGCTCGGCTGCCAATTTGCCCTCGAAGTGATAGCTTTCCCCATCCTTGTGCCGGTAATACCAATACCACTTGCTGCCGCAGGACATCTCTGCCGTCAAGTTGAATGCTGGGCCGTGAGTGCCTTCACACGTATAGCCCTTAACCTTCACAGTCTCCATTGTGCCCTCCTATGCTGGCGCTGCCAGCGGGTCATCGTCCGAACCGAATACGTTGTCATCGAAGTCGTCCCCGCCGGGGAACGCCTCGCTCTCGTTAGGGCAGGTGACGTGCTTGCTCTTCTTGGTTGTCGCATTACGCAGGCGAGGTTCCTCCAAGTCTATGTCCAGCCCACACTCGCAACACTTGGTGGGGTACTTGCTCTTCTTCCATTCTTCCCACTCCCCGCCGGATGCCTCTTGCGGCTTCTGAGAGGGCCGTGGTGACTCCGTTGGCCTGCGCTTGGCGTCCTTTACCTCTTCCGCGCTTGCTATCCCGCTCTGGCCCTGCAAGGTGCCGTACCCGTAGAAGCCCAGCGCCCTGCCTACCGCGCTCGTCTCCGCGTTCTCTACTGGGTTAGTGGCGTCCACTGCCCGCGCCCCTGTACTTATGTCGGCAGTTGCGGTGCCTACCGCCCGCCCGTAAATCTCGCTTTCCAGCACGACCTGCACGACAAGCATCGGCAGGTCGCCCTTGCGGTCTACATCGGGCCGTATCTCGCTTGTGGTTATCTCCAGCTTCTTGCCGGCTTCGCGGTGTTCAACTCGCGCCATCGCCAAGCGGCAGTCAACAGTGATATAGTCCCGCCCCTGTATGTCGGTAATCCCCCAGGCGAACTCTTCAAGCGTGTGGCTACTCCCCGGCCACGCAGGTTGTTTCAGGTTAGCTTTCATTCTCTATAACCTCCCAGTGCATACGTTCGGGGTCTTTGAACCAGTTAATCGCAATATGGTGGTCAGGCGAAGAAGTAATCCAAGCAGTATCGCCGCACTGATAACGCTCTACCCCCGATTGATTTATGACGCTGCGCCAAACGTACGCAATAACCCCCGGAAAGTCATCGTGCGTTACCCGCCACCGCTTCGTTGCCTCTGGCGGGAACTGGAACTGCTTCCTAATCCCCTCTACGGTGATACGGCCCTCGCCTATTTTGATAGTGATGCCCTCCACGTCAGCAGGTGCAATTGCTTTGTCGAGGCTGTAGTCTTCGGCGAGAACGGCTAACCTGCTCCGCGTCCAAGCGTCGAGCTTGTCCCCGTTTATGAACAGCAGGGCCAGCAGCGCGGTGTCGATAGTCATAAACGAGCCTGTCTGCTTCCCGCCCTCCAAGAACGCCTGAAACAAGCAGCCGTCTTTCTTTACCTCAATTACCTGTGGCATCTCTTACCTCCCGGACTGCTTTGCGGGCAGCCTCCGCTTCAAGTGCGTCTCGGTGCGCCCGTGCTTCGGGCCAGACCTTTGCCAGTTCGCGCCGCTGGGCCTCCGTCAGCCCGTCACGCGCAGGCCGCTCAACCTCGCTCGGATGGGTCATCTAGTGCCCCCTCTCGTGCATACGCTATCGCCTCGCACATTATCGCAATATACCATTCAGCATCCTCGCTATCCCACTCCGCAGGAAACCTCTTGTCCATCTAACTCTCCTCCTCGACGCTAATCAGCGGCAGGCCGTGCTTGGCTAGTTCCGCATTCGCCAGCGCCGCCGCGCGAGCCGCGTCCGTGCCGCAGTAGGTCACCACTGAAACCTGGTAGCAATCCGCGCCGCCCACTGTAGGCGTTGGGTCTATCTCGATGCCCCCCTGATTTCCTGTAGGCAGAAACGCCTTCACATTCTCGCTGCCTCTCCAAGCCCACTTCGAAACCCGCGCTATAGCTTGGTCTAACTCCAGCCGCCCCCTCGGCAGGCGCTTGCCAATCTCGGCAGGCGCGTCGCAGTCCGCGCAGTAGAAACCATCCTTGCCTGTGTCCATTATGTAGCCCCAGTGGATGCTGCTGCCGCATAGCAGGCACTCGCCTCGATAGTTATCCCAGTCATCGCAAGCCTCCCGCAAGCCACCCTCGCCCTCGTATTGCGTATTCAGGCCGCAGTTCTTGCATTGGACTGCTACCCATATCCCCTCGCGCCCCATATCGGTCGGGTGGTACTCGCAGGGCGACGCGCCGCAGGCGAGGCATACCAGGTTGTGCTGCTCGTCCTCTGCTACCTCGTAGCCGTAGGTTGCCGCGTTGCCGTGCTTGTCCGTCCCCTCGAAGTACCGCACTCGCAAGTTAGCCATCAGGAACCCTCCTTGAGTATTGCGGCCACGTCTTTTGCCGCCTGCGTCATAACCTCTATTAGTTGCGCCAGTTTAGCATCGTCCTCCGGCACCTTGAGTTGAGAATATGCCGCGGCAAGACGGCGCACTATCGCCTTGCGCCTGTCCGTTTCGGCCTTAGCTTCTACTTCGGCCAACGCTTCGGGAGTAGCTTCGTATATGTGGCTCCTGTGCCAATCCCCACCGCTGGGCGAAACCGCGCCGTCTTTCCAGAACCGCTTGCCGTCCTCCAGTATTACCTGCCTATCGGTCAGCCTCGCCACAGTACCCACAACGAGCTTGTCACTCCACTCATACCCCGGCCTTACTAAAACTTTGTCGCCGGGTTGCAGTTCCCGTATCCAATCCTGCACCATCAGGAACCCTCCTTGGTTAGCGCCTTGGCGATAGCCTCCAGCGCCTCTGCCTGCCGCTCCTGCAAGCGCAGGATGCCAAGCAGAATGTCATCCTTGTAGGGGGAATAGGTGCCGGTGTCTAAGTCTCCCAAATGCGCCGCGCACACAGGTATAAACTCCTTTTTCCCCTCCAGCGGGTTGCCCTTCCGCAGCGCAACTGCTACCGCTGGCTTGCCGCAAAAGTCGCATCGCTTCATCACAGCCACCTCCAGCAGATAAACAGCCCTATCGCCACTCCTACCAGCGCCGCCACCGCATACTGCTTGGCCCGTTCGCGCCGCTCCTCGCGCTCGATTTCGTGCAGCCGCTTCGCGCCCCAGTACCCCTGCACATCGCGGTCATCCCATATCGTGGTTTTCATTCGCGGTTGCCCTCCTCGGTCACTTCGTCTGCTGCCGCGATAATCACAGTTTTCCTCGCGGTCACGATGTCATCCACAATGCAGGACGCTGCCGCGCCACAATGGTCACACTGCTGCAAACTCCTTGCGTGATACTCCGCGTGTTGTAGCGCAAGCAATATCTCAGCCATAGCCTTCTTAGTCATTTCGCCGCCCCCTTGCGAGCCTGGCTGCCTTCTCCAGTATCCGCTCGCGGTCTATACGTTCCTGCTCCCTGCGCTGCTTGGCCCGTTCGTGCGCCTCCTGCACAAGCTGACCCGCCAGACGCGCCCCGCTCTCCTGCCTCATTGGTCTTCCTCCCAGCCGAACGCTTCCCGCAACTGCTCTTGGAACTCATCGAAGGCGTCCCTATCTTCCTCGCGCCGTGTGTCTGCCATCGCCATAGCGTGTACCAAGTCCAGCGCCGTGCTCTCGTCAATCTCCAGCGTCGCTATCTTGCTCATCCCAATCCTCCAACCCGTAGAATTTTTTCTCTGGTATCCCCAGCGTGTCGACCAGCTTCCTCACGTTCTTTGCGTGTGCGCTACCCGCGTTCTCGCAGGCCGTGATGATATACGTCGGTACTCCGCTGGCCGCCTGTAGCTCCGCTTGAGTCCAGCCCTTCGCCTCCCGCCACTTCACTATCAGCCCCGCCTTCCGCTCGTCTATCTGCATTTGCTCACCCCCTCTGTGCGCGTTGTCGGTATGCGCGCCCCACCTGGTTTTGTTAGTATTCGTATCGCGGCTCTGTGGATGGTACTGGGATAAGACGTCCCTCTTCTCCGAATGCTTCGATATATCTTGCAAGCCGCCATTCACATCGCAGGACGTGTTGGTATAGCACCATCCCTTCCTTGTACTCTTCGTGTGCCATCTCTACATCGAACCTTGCCTGCTTTACTGGGTTATACATTTCATTGTCTCTCATCTCTGCTTCCCCCTGTCTGTGCTTCCTGACCTAATACTACCACACTTTCAGAGTTATGCAATACTTTTGTCGGCAGAAAGTGAAAATATTTTCAGTTTTTTTCTTCAGCACCCTACCCAGACACGAGCAACCCCCGCCGTATGCTACCGACGGGGGTGCTCTGGAGCGCGTCATTAGGTTATCCGGCCACTCAGTTGTGGGTGTTCTTGATAGCCTCGCCTCCTACTTCAACTCTTGCTTGTACCGAACTACCGCGGCCTCCACGAACGCTTCAGCCTGCTCTGCCGTGAGTCCCTTCAGTTGTGACTGAAGCAGCCCGACCGCGTACACCTTCATCTTCTGCTTCTGGCTGTCGGGGAACAACTGCCAAGCGGCGCGTACCAGGGTATCCGCATACTGCGCCGCCGTGCTCGTCTCCTGCAACTTGGCCCACTTCGCCAGCGCGGCCTTGACTCCTACCGCCACCACGATTGCCAGCGCGGTCAGGATGGCCTGCAAGAGGCCACTGTCTATCAACACATTCTGCCAGTCCATTGTTTACTCACCCCCTCTTTAGTATCTTCTTCAGGCCCAGCATCGCAAATAGCTCATCGAATACTGCCCTGCCTGCAACCTTCTGCTCCGGCGTCCAATCTCCGAAGCCCTCTATCCTGCCAATCGTATACTGCCAGAGGCCTTCCTTCGTTGTGAGGCTCTTGAGCAGGTTCTTGGTTTCGCCCGTGATAAACAAACTCAGCAAGTTAAGTCCCATTCTGCACTCACCCCCTCGTGGTGAGGCCCCGCCAGGGGCCGGGGCACGTCTGGCGCTGCAGAGAAGGGGGCCACTCTGCCGGGAGGTAGCCCCTGGCGGGATACTAGTCTCAATCTGTCACGTACCCGTGGTTACGCGCCTGCTTCAGCACGGCAATATCCTTCCCGTTCTCGTTGGCCTTGTTGTAGAGTTCATCTTCGTGCCGCTTGCGCTCGGCCTCGCAAGCCTTCGCCTGCTCCCGTTCGTCTCTGGCGTGAGTTGAGAGTTGCGTTTTCATTTCCCCTATATCTTCTTTCAGGGCCTGCAAGCGTTCCTCGATGCGAGGCACAAGCAGCACCCACTGGGCCATAGCGACCAATACCGCCGTCAGCAAGGACGCAAGGAGTGGCAGAATAACGGTGGCGGTTTCCATAACACTCTCCTACTGAAAGCTAATCTGCCCCATCGAAGCGAGCGCGTACAGGATGCCAGCGGCCAGTGCGCCGCCTAGTAGCGTTGCCACGGCGTCGAGAGCTTCAACAGTGCCGCCGTGTGAAGCGTCGTAAGTCTCTTTGGCAAGGCCAGCGATAGCGGCAGCAGCGAGGCCAACCAGCGGCTTGCCAGAGGCCAGCGTGAAGAACGCCGCAACGAGTATGCCAGCGCCGAAGTGGAGCAGCTTGTCCTTGGTCATGCGGGCACCGCCTTAGGTGTTGGCGCGGCTTTCGCCGTAGGTGCCGCTTTGGGATTGAAGGTCGGTGCTATGCCGCCGGAGGTCAGAGTGTTCGCGTTGCCGCTATCATCGTTCCAATCAGGGTACAGCGGCCAGTCGGCTACTGCGCCTGTTGGCTTTACGCCTGCCTTATACGCCGCCCACTGCTCTGGCGTGACCACATACGGCAGCAGCATTACGTCGCGCAGGGCACTGCCGGCAGTTAGCTTCGCTGCTGCCGCTACAGAAGCACCTACGTATAGCGTGCTAGTCCAAGCATCCGCAGACACACTATCCCGCGTTGCGCCAGCTACATCGCTGCCGCCAACAACGCAGATATACGCCGTTAATGTTCCTGGGTATTGCCAAGTTACTAATACGTCATACCAAACATTTTCTTGAAGGACTAGGTTGGGAACAGAGTAGGGAAATCCATATCCAGAAATTGATACCTCCAGCTTGTTGGTATCGGGTGATATTCGTATATGGGGGCTTGACCCAGCGGCTAATATGCCATTCGCTATATAGCCCTTGTTTGAGCCAACTTTCACCCGGCACAAAAAGCTCCCCGCCGCGCCCAGTGTCTGGAGGCTGGCAGAGGTCGCGCGGGTCAGGTACCCTTTCCCGTCGAACCTAGTACACGGGTAGTTGGCCTTTGCCGTAGGTGCTGTTGGCATAAGCTACTTCACCGCCACTGCTTCCACGTCAGCTACTACCAGCTTATCGACCGCGCTCGTGACGTTGCTTATCGCCGTCGCCGTCGGCAGCTTCGACGCCACTACGTCCGCAATAGGCTTCGACTTCAGCCCGTCCTCTTTCACGTCCAGCACCTGCACGCCCTTGCTCACAAGCTCCACCATAGCGACTTTCACTGCCGCATCGTCTGCGTCGCCTGCCAGCCGCTTGCTCAGGTAGCCTGCGTTGCCGTTCTTGTCCTGCACGGGGAGGCGTACAACCTTCTCCGCGCCAATGTCCTGCTGCTCGGTAACTACTTCCACGGCGTCAAGTACCGCCTGCTGCGCTACTGTAAGTGCCATCTTTAGCCCCTCCTTATTGTGGTGATGCAGAGATGCTTGAATTGAACACTGCGGCGTGGGCGTCGGCCTCGGTGTAGACTATCCGCACATAGCGCCGTGAACGCGGCCCTGCGTATAGGATCGTATTCACACCGGCGGCTAGGGTACACTTGCTTAGCGTGTACCAAGTGGAGTTGTCGTTAGACTCCTGCACAAGGCAGCCGTCAGCAGAGGAAGCATAGTCCGCTTGGGCAGTGCAGCACACACGCGCCATATACAGGCAGTCGCGCCCTGTACCCGTGTAGGTTGCCGCCTGCGTTACCGCCTGGGCAGCTACTTCCCACACAGTGATTGTGGCATAGTCCGCGCTCACGCTCTGGCTGACCGCTGTACCAGCGCCGTCGGTTATCAGCGCCTCTACCTGGCCTGGCGTTGTGGTCGTAAACAACTCGGCAGCGGAACTGTTTACCAGTTCGCCAAATAGAGGAGCCGCCGCCGCTTCACCTATCGCTGCACCTGCAGCCGTGGTCAAGCCTACGGGGAGCGGGTCAGTAGTTGTGCCTACCACAGACCCGTCGGCAAGCCTGAGCTGGATGCTGCCTGGGTTTGTGTCGCTGAATAGCTCTACTGCCGAACTGTCATAGGGCACGACCTCGGCATTACCAACCGAACCCTCTTTCACAACCTGCACTACAAGCGTTGACGTGTTGGCCGCATCGCCGTTCGTCCATGCCACGCTTGCCCAGCCCTGCTTGACCTCAAGCTCGGCGGTGGTGTAGAGCGTAGCCGCAACTGTTGCCTGGTCGTTTATGATATTGGTTGCGCTTGCGCTGTCTTCCTGGAGCTGCTGGTCGACGTCGAAGGTGCCCAGCCGCTGGGCCAGTATCATCACGGTTAGCTTGCCGAACTTCTCCATCGAAAACGGCCCGATGGTTTCGGTTGCCGACTTTGCTACAGTAGCAGTGTAGGTCACCTTCTCCACCGCACTGCCCGTAGAAACAGGCAGCGGGTTTGTGCTGCTCACTTCGTCATACGTGTTGTCGCCGCTCATCGTGTGCAGGAGTGCGCCCTGCAACATATCATTGACGAGGGGCTTGTTGGTCGATGCCATTGTCCTTTCCTCCTATTGCTACAGCTTCTTCCTATTGTACTACTGCTTCAGAGTTACCAGTCTATTTTGAGTCCTACAATCTTGAGGCTGTCGCAGGTGATAACCAAGTTTAGCAGGTTGCCCGCCGTCAAGCTCGTTCTCGCCAGCGTATGCACGAAGGCATGAAACTCCTCTGTACCATCAACAGTTACGCTCGCGCTGGTCAGCGTAGCCAGGCTTACCCCGCTCCAATCCGTGTTGTCAGTTAGCGCCGCCGAACTCCACTTCACCGTTGTAGTGCGCCCGCCATTGCTTGTCTCGTAGGCATAAAGCGTAAACGTCACGTTCCCGCTTTCTGCCAAAGTAGGGATAATAACTGTCAGCCCCGCCAGGTCGCCCGACACACCGCTTATTGTCAGCACTGTCTGGTGGGCCGTAAGCACTCCCGTATACAGTTGCCCTGCGCTCCAGTAGGTCTGGCCCGTGTTGCCCGAAGGCACTATGCTGTCAGCGTAGCCCTTCGTACAGGCGTCTGTATCCGCGCTCGGAGTACCCACGTTGGTTAGCTGATTGTCGCCCATAGACTGGTCGCCGGTGAAGGCCACTGTGCCATCTACCCGGATATAAGCGCCCGTTACATCTGTGCTCATATCCTCGGTTTCGACAAGCGTTCCCCCGCCACTCGCAGGGTTACCAGCCGCCATTATCCGAACCTGCTTGGTGTTGGACTCCAGCGCCCCTGTTATGCCGAGGTTCCGAAGCTCCTGCACTATCCGCTGGCTCAGCATCTTCTCCGGGTTAGGCATAGCTTACCAACTCCGCCCGGATAGTCCCGCCCGGCCCTTTATCCAAAGTCCTTACCAGGTACAAGGCATCTATGCTCCTGCTTGCAATCGTTACCTGCACTGTGTCATTCAGCACCGCATCCGGCCTAATCCCTGTTACCCGCAAAGTAGAGTAATCACGGGCCAGCGCTGCAAGCCACTCGTCAGCCCTGTCCTGCACGTAAGCATCCGGGTCGGTCGCGTGCCTCGCGTTCTCGTCTACCCCGAAGTCAGGCTTGATAACGCGTCGCCTGCCGAGCTTCTGCTTCAAGGCCGTGTAGTAAGCCCCCGTGAAGTCAGCGCCCGCAGGGGTATCCCCGCTCCTGTCAACGCCTGCCTGCGCCGTCATTTCGATAACGTCCGAGACGAAGACGAATACCTCGCCAATGCTTACTTCTCGGTGGTCACTCTTGGCCGCGCTCTGCATACACCGCACTTTCACATACCGCGCCGTCACACCAACTATCTCGGTTATCCGCTGGCTTTCCCAATACTCCTTAAAGTTCAGGTCGTTACTCAGCCATTCCCACGTTGCGTTGTCCGCGCTCGCCAGTATCCCTATCCGCAGGCCCCGCGTATCATCGGGGTTCTTGCCACACATTACCTGCACCATATCGAGCGAGTAGGCCGCGCCGAGGTCTATCGTGAACAGGTCAACGTCCGCGAAGGGGTCATCTTCCTTATCGAGGTCGGCATCCAGCTCCCACCTAAACCAGCGGTGCATATCATTATCTATCGCGGCCTCGTAAGCCAGGTACTCAGCCTCAACATTCTCCAGCAGGTCATCTGTCAGGTGGGCATCTGTCAGGCCCGTGGTGACCGTCACAGTGTCACCGGCAGCTATCTCGGTAATCTTGCCCAGGTTCTGGTAGGTGTCACCCGCCGCGTTCCAGATCCGCACTCGGTCACCTACCGCAAAGTTTCCCGTTGCGGTCACGCTAAGGACAGTCTGGGCCGCATCCTCGCCTGCATCCAGCGTTGTTGAGGGCGCACTGTCTACAGTATCAACTGTAGTCTTGTTCTTCTTCAGTTGCAGGGTTGCCCCATTCGAGGGCCAAGCTACCGCGCCCCACTCGTAGTTATACGGGCAGGGGTCTATCACGCTACCGCCCGAAGCTCGCCAGGCTCGGTTAATCACTCGCGGCGCTCTGCCCCTGTAGATAACCTCAGTTGCAATCCCGCCGGGGTCGTGAACCTCTGTGCAACCTTCCCACGTGGTCAGTTCGTAAGTGGCGCTCTCTGCCTGCACCACTTCAGCTATATGCAGGTGGCCCGCGCTATCGGCCCATATCTCCACGTTCGGCTTGACCGCGTCAAGTATCTCGCGCACTACGGCGAGGTGCTGCTTCGCCGTCTCGGTCGTGTACTCGGCAGGGGTCAAGTAGATGTTGTTATCCCCGCAGTCTATCTCTTCAATCCAATACGGCAGGGCGTCGCTCTTGCTCTGAAAACCTGCATCGTGCAGGAGCTGCCTCAGCCTGTCCTCAGCCTGGTTAGCGTCCCGCAATTGCACAGTATCATCAGCCGCGAGGCCCCAATCTGTAGGGTCGTCATTCGCGATTGTCAGCACAGTGGCTGTATTGCTCTTGACAGTGAATACCTTGCCCTTGCCATCCCCGTCCTGAATTATGCACTTCTGGTTGGCGAACTCGTTAGCGTCCCAGCTTGCCCCGCCGCAGGTGATAGTGGTTGCGTCTGCCGCCGTTATCGTCTCAACGCTGGTATCCCCTGCCACCACATACCGCCAATAAGCGCAGTAGATGGTGTCGGGCGTATCAAGCTCGTCGCCCTCGAAGTAAGTCCGCTCAATGTGTACCTCGCCATCGCCATACACCACTTGGCAGGAGTTCTCGCCAGGGTAGAAGCTGGTTTCGTCAGCCCATAGCTGGGCCGCGCTCGGAGAGTTCGCCCAGTTGATAGTATGCGCCGCGTTGCAGCCTATCTCGTCATCTTCAAGGTGGTCAGCCGTAAGCGCCGTGGTTATGGTGACTGTATGCGCCACCGCATCTACGCTCACGACCTCGCCCAGGTTTTGGTGTACAGTGCGGGCCGCGTTCCAGATATAAGCAATGTCGCCTGCCGTGAATACCGACTCATCGGTTACGCTAAGTACAGTCTGCCCTGTAGCCTCATTCCCGCTAAGCGTGGTCGTGCTGGTAAGGTCTACATAGACATAGACCTCGCCGCCGTCAGTATTGGGGTTCACTGTCTGAGTAAGCGCCCGCTTCTCTACCTCTATCAGGTCGCCCTTGATTTCGCCTATAAACAGGTCGGTAGTCAGCAAGTAAGGTGACTCGTAGGCAGTGGCGTTAAGCGGCCCGAAGCTGCCCTCCTCGCAACCTGCGATTGTCCAATGCCCGTGTGTAAGCCAATCCCCCGTCTCGGTTGCGCTGGAGTACCGCTCCCGAACCCTTACCACGTCGCCGGGCGTTATGGTTGCCGAGGGTGACAGGGCCAGCACAAGCTCGCCTGCCGCGAACCTGTTACCCGCCGTCATACTCCACTCGCCCAGGTATGCGGTTATGTCGCTGCCCACCCCGTAGGCAGGGTAGCCCGTATCCCCGTTATACGGCGGCCCACCAACAGGCAACGTGACCGCGTAGTAGGTCAGCTCGCGTTCAACTTTCAAGCCTCGTGTTGCCAGAATATCCGCAAGCGCCACTAGCGCACCTCGCTGAAGCGCACCCGAACATCCCACGCATCAGGCGCGGACTGCTTCGGGCGAACCCAATCTATGTAGCAGGTAGGCTGCCAGATATACTTGACAGTGATAACCTCAGTGGACTCGTTCGCCGCGTCGAAAACAATCTTGCCAGTGGCGGTCGTGAGCGTGTAATCATCGCTGGAAACAAGCTCGTCATCGAGGTAGACAGTCACGCTGCCAGCCTTCCACGGCCTGAACGCGCCCCAATAGGTGAGGTAGTTGGTATCGAGGCACAAGCAGGTGCCTGCGGCCGTGTTATCGTAAAGCCCAATCTCAAGCACAAGCGACTTCTGGAGGCTTTCCCATATCTTCAGATAGTCCAGCCAATCCTTATCGGCAAGCTCGAAGGTGGTCTCTATTTTTACGGGCATATCATAGCGGCCAGCGGTATCCGCGAAGACGCGCCTGAGCCGTCCGCCGGGGCCGAGGTCGGTGTAATCTACCTTCGGCTCGGCTTCGATAATCTCCGTTTGCGACCCGCCGCCACCTGGTACTGAGACGCCGCCAACAGTCCATAGCACTGCCGCCATTTAGAAAGCACCTCTGCTTGCGCCTGCATAGGCAAGGCCAGCCGGCATAAGGCTCGAAGGGGTAGAGGCCCAGCGGACGTCAAACACCTTGCCCAGCGGCCTCGTGTTGCGTTCTATCTTGTCAAGTTGTTCTTTAATCGAGGGGCCGCCTCCGCCGAATATACCCTCGAACAGGCCGCCCAGCCCGCCAAGCAGCAGGCCAACAGGCCCGCCCAGCGACCCGCCAATAAGTGACTCGCCAAGGCCCCACGCCTGTATGCCGCTGCCAATCGCGCCGCCAATACCAGAACCGCCCAGCCCCGGCATCAAGCTGCTAAGTGCGCCCCACCCCTGCGAGAGTTTCGAGAATGTAGAAGTACCGCCGCCGCCACCTGCCAGCCCGCCAGTAGGCCCAGCCAGCGCCTGCGGTGACATCGCAAGCATCCCTCTGATAGCGCCCATTCCCAGAGTAGGCTCGCCACCCGCATAGAACCCAAACGGGTCAGGGGCCGTCGTACCTGTGGCCCACGCAGGCAAACTCCACTGCGCCCGTGGTATGCCTGCGTAAGCGGAACTCCAAGCCAGTCCCAGTTGCGGCAAGCCAGCAGTATAACCCGCGCTTATTGCAGGCGCGTATATCCCCGAACCGAACGGGGCAGCAGAGGGCACCCCGCCGCCCGTCTTAAACAGCGACTGCATCCCGCCCTGCATAACCGAAGCACTGTTAGCAAGCAGCGCAAGCCGCTGGGCCTCAATATCCTTTATCTGCTTCTGGATGTCTAGCTCCTGCCGGCGGAGTGCAAGCGAGGCTTCGGATTGTGGGCTTACCCCTAACTTGCGGAGGTCGCCGAGGTCGCCCTGCACACCCTTCAGCGCGTTGCCCAGCCACGACTGCTGCGCGTTGAGGTCGCCAGACATACCAGCAAGGCCAGCCTCCGCCATCATCTTCGAGGTGTAGCCTGCCCGCGTCCAGTCGGCCTGTCCGCCGCCGCCTCCTCCAGAAGCGCCCAGCCTGAAGCCAGTTGCCTCTACCGCCTTAATCCTGCCCTTGTAGGCGCTTACGGGCCGCAAGTACCAGCCATTGCCTATCGGCGTGCCGCCGGGACTGCTATCAAGTACCTCGCCGTTGCCTATATAAAGCACAGTGTGACCATACTTGCCGCCGCTCAGATAGAGCTTATCGCCTACGTTCAGCGCCTGCCCTCTATAAACACGCGCCGCCCCCGAAGCCAGCGCGTTGCCGCTTGCCTCGTTGGCTGAGCCGCCTTGCGTTGGCCTATAGCCAGTCACCGCCTCAACAAGGTTTCCGATATTAGCCTGGCATTGGCCCTCTACAGCCCTTACCTGGTCTATTAGCGGCCTCGCGTCTGAGCCGCGCTCGTTCTTCGGTACTGTGAAGCTGGTTAGAGGGCCGCTACCGCCCTTGAGGGTGACCCACGTTTGCCCGGTTGGGCTTGGCGCAGGTGCTGCCTTGCCATCCCAGCCCCATACTATAGGCGTCTGCGGCCTTACTCCTGCCGCGCCCGCTTTCGCATCAGCCCTAAAGCCTTCGGCTCGTTTGCGTGCTTGCTCGTTGTTATACTCGGCATCGCGCTTGGCCCATTCATAACCGAGGCTACCTTCTCCTGTACCACCCGCCGCTCGCCAACCCAGGTAAGCGCCCATGCCCATAAAGCCTGCTATCGGCGCAAGCATCTTCGTGAACGCCGCCAAACCGCCCGCCGCCGCCGTTGTGCCTGCTACACCTGCCGCCGTCTGTGCCGTCGCCGCCAATCCTGCGGCAACTTTGACTGCATCCCACGCGGCCTTGATAGTGAGAACAGACTTAGCCGCCCCGCCTATAGCCATCAGCAACGGCCCACCCACTATCAGCGCCTTGACAGTGAACTCCACAAAGCTCTTGGTGCTTTCGCTGGCATCATCCCATCGCTTCGCCAAAGTTCCTACTGCCTCAACAAGCCCCGTCAGCCCCTTTGCCCCTGCCGACACCATATCGGCCATTGCCTTGCCCATATCTTCAGTTACGCCGCTGGCCTTCCAGTCGTCAAAGGTTTTACTGAGTTCCTCTACAGGCCCCTTCAGCTCACGCGCTATCGCGTCGCCCATACCCCTGCCCTGCGGGTCGGTTATCAACAGCTTGAACGCGTCGCCCAAAGTGGAGATACGGCCCGCAAGCGACTCGGCCTTCTTCTCCATCATCCCCCCGAAGCGTTCCTCCAGCGCCTTCAGCGCGGCCTCGGCAAGTACCGCCTTGTCACTTATCGCCTCGCCTGCCTTCGAGAACTTTGCCCCCCACTTCGTCATATCATCTTTCGTCAAGCCGATCTGTATGATTTCGTCCATCGAAACCATACCCTGCTTGACTCGGCCCAATACCCGCGCCGCCTGCTCAAAAGGAACTTCCATACCCGAGGCGGCATCGCCTGCCGTCTTCAAGTACCTGGGAACATCCTTCGCCGCAACCCCGAACGCAAGCAGGGCTTTTGTTGCCGAAGCAATCTCAGTAAGACCAAAGGGAGTTACGTTCGCAAACTGCTGGAGGTCTTTCATCATCTTCTTCGCGGCATCGCCAGACTTCAGCAAGACCTCGAAGCTGAGATTAAGCTGCTCTGTCTCGCTGGCTACCTTCGCCATATAACCAGCGCCTGCTATTACCGCCCCTGTCCATACCGAGCCAACCTTCAGGAACGTGCTGCTCATACTTTCGAGGGTGCGCTTGGACTTGGCCGCCTTGCCCTCAACAACGTCTACCTGTACCCCTGCCTGCTTGAGGGCCTGCACCAGTCCGCTGCTATCGCCGTCTAAGACTATCCGGAACTCTTGTGTAGGCATACCAGCAAACCTTCCTCTGCTACATCAGGGATTGCATCGGCTAACCAGTAAAGCTCGTCCAGCCGCATCGCCTGTATATCTGACCTCGTGACCGCCCCTGCATACGCCGCCATTACCCGCGCGCTTAGCCTGGCTACCCCTTCTTCGAGCGTGTCACTTTCGGTGTAGGCTCTTCGGCTGTTTCTGGCTCCGCTCCACCGAAAGGGATCCACTGCATCACGCCAACAAGCGCCGCATTGCACTGGACTAGCTCCTGTATGTCCATATCCTCGAAGTCGGCCCGATGCACAGGCTTGCCCGCAATTGTTGCCTCTCCTGCCAACTCCAGACTGTCACAGAGCAGTTGGCCTACCGCGTTATGGGAACTTTCTTCCTGCATAGCCGCCCGTAATTCCTCGAACCTCGCAAGGTTCTTCACGCGGACTGGTTTGAGCACCAGCACCCTGCCATCTGATAGTTCTATCTCTGCCCGCGCTGTCTGTACCTTCTGCCGCTGCCCGCCCAGTAACTCACGTTCCATTGTCGTGCCCCCTTGGTTTACTGTTACGCTATGTCTTCAGCCGCCGTCTTCAGGTCAGCCTCGCCGTTAATCAGTTCGATGTCATACTCGTAACCTGCCGAGGTATCCCACTCGCTGCCGAACGTGCAATTGTAGCCCTCCATCCCGCCGTTCTCGGCAGGCTCCACTTGCAGCGTCACCTTCGGGATGGTTATCTCCAACTTGTAGTTGGTGCTGCCCGTTACCATACTCGGATGCGTCCACGTGAAAATCAGGGCATCGGTGATAACCTCGCCGCTATACCCATACGGGTAAGCACTGCCGCTATCGCCCATCGCATCGCGAAGCACGCCGTCCGGGTCGGTAGCGGTTGCGGCAATCCAGAAGCTGCCGCCTGCCCGCGCGAACCTGGCTGCCGCGCCTGCAAGTGGGGTATACCCGCCATCAGGCGTCCGCGTCGCAAGCTCATTAGAGAAGCTGAGGCTCACGTTGCTTACGTCCTGCGAGGCACCGCCCCGCGTTACCGCAATCTGCGGCCTGCTGAAGGCGTCGAGTATGCTTGCAGCCGCGCCTGCGTCGTTCTGGTCGGTGTCGTAAACCTGCATCGCCTTACCGATAAAGTCTACACTTGCGACCAAGAAGTCCTCGCCATCGTGTGACAGGGTTAGCGCGTTCACAGTCAGCCCGCTAAACACATCCCAGCTATCGGTGCTGCGGTGCCGCTGTATGGTGAAGGTCGGCCTGAAGCCGTCAGTAGCAGGCTGGCAGTTATGCGTAAACGGCGCACTTGCGCCAGTGATAGCGTCCGCGCCCGTCAGCCCATACAACAAGACCCCGCACTTGTCGGGAGTAACCGAGAAGGTTATCCCGCCAGTGACGCCCGACGTTGAACGGGCATGGATTGTCCGGTTGCCCTCGCGGAACTGCACCCGCTTGGAGGCTACCCGCGTGGGGAACGCCAGGCTATTGCCGTCCGCGTGCAGTATCATATCCGGCTGTACCTCAGTATAAGCCGTTCCTTCTACGCCTATGCTTATTTCTTGCCTACCGGCAGGATAGTCTTTAACAGCCATTAGCTAGCAGCCTCCTCGGTTTCCGCTGCCTGCTCCGGGGCAGGTTCAAGCTCCTCGCCACTCGGCACGGGCACCTTGATTTCGTCTTCAGCCAGCTCGAAGTGCCTGCTGGCCCCGATCCTTTGCCTCAGTTCCTCATCGTCTACCCGCTTGAATTGCCCTCGCAGGCACTCGCCCAGTATCGGGTGAAAGCAGGCGTCACCGCTTATATAGCGCACCCCTAGCACCGTCTCTGTCTTGGTCTTCTTGCTCTTGCCCATGTGACTTTTCAACTCCTTGTCTAGCCAGTAGCTGCTAAGGTTCGTATCCTCTACGTGTACCACGGGCACGCTCCAATCTGCGAACGTGGGTATCCCGATTGCTTCCGCTGCCATACAAAAGAAGCCATCCTCGCCTGTTTCCTCTGGCCTGTAGATAGCAGGCTTATAGTCCTGCCAGCTTATGGTCAGCAGCGCCCGCGCAGGTATAAAGGTTGCGCCCATCCCCGTCCAGGCTACCTCGGCCCTTGTGCCGCCCCCAGCCTTCGCCATCAACTGCTGCTGCGTGAATGGGTGGCCTACACTCTCGAAGGCGATAATCGTCTGCCCGTTGCGGCTGGGATAGATAGCGGTGACAATCTCCTCGCGCTTAGGTAGCAGCTTCCCGAAGCCAGGGCCGACAATGCAATCGCTGTCTATGAAGCAGAGCCAGTCATAATCACCGCGCATAAAGTCCTGCCTGCACTGCTCGCGCATAGCTCCTGCCAGCCCGTTATACCAGAAGCTATCCCAATCGGGCCGCACTGCTTCGCGCCGTATGCTGCCCGGTAGCTCAAGCGCGTCGTCCGAGAAGCGCACTGGCCGGATAGTGGCCTGCGGCAGTTCCCGCTTCACCGCGTTGTAGGCTTCCTCAGCAACGTAATCCTTGCGGCTGTCATAGGGTATGTAGACGATTATGCCCACGTCTGCAGCACCGTCACAGGCAGCGTTATCTCCGCAAACCATTCCGCGCCGCGTCCCTCGTATGGGGCAGTCTCCCCTAAGCGCCAAGAAGCGTTCTCCGGCTGCAAGAGGTAGTAACCATTACCCTGCGATGCCGTCTTGCCCTGTAGGGCCTTGAGCGCGTCTGCAAGGGTATTGTAGAGGGTCTGCGCCATCGTCTCCGCGTCGCTTATCTCGCATCCGTATATCTGTACCACTATCGAGGGGCTATGCTTAAGCTGGCCTGTAGAGTGCGCCCCCGTCCTGCCAGCGGCACTTATCACGCAGGCGAACGGGTAGATGCCAACCTTCACCCCTGCCCGTGGGCATTTGCTCACGCGGCTGCCCAGAGCGGTCACTCCCGCCACTGTGGTGGCTACTTGGTTTATGGCGTCGTAGAGCCAGGTTTCTGCCATATCGACTCCTCCACCCACTTCGTGACCTGCTTGTCCATACCAGGCACTTCGCTATCGGGTATCAGCAGCCACGGCCTCGCGGGTATTTCCCACATCGAGATGCCCTTCTTGCCCTGCGACCCCATAAGCGTTCCGTAATGGTGTACTTCTCCTATCAGGCGAACGTCTTTCCCATCCGGTGCCGAGCCGAACTGGGCAATCTGTATGCCGCGCGAGCCGAAGGGCTCCCACTTCACACGGGCCATAATGTGCTGGCCAGTATCCCAAAGTGGCTTGCCCCCCTTGCGCTTCCCCTTGAGCGGCTTAAACTTGTCGGGCCGCCCGCCAAGCCGTATGTTAGCCCGCACTGTCCGCGCCATATACTCGCCAAGCGCCTTCTGCAAGCGGGGCCAGTGCAGGCCCACCCGCTGCTGCCAGCCCCCGATGCTGGCCTTCAGCTTCTGCGTTATCGCCGCGAAGTCACCTGTTATTGGCGCAGGCATTAGCGCTCCTCTACATAGTTGGCGGCTTCGCCCTCGAAGTCCACCAGGTCAGCCGAAAGCGTGGTGTCATAATCCCAGCTACTTGTGGCGGCGGTCGCGGTCAGTGCGTTCGGATGCGCTACAAGGGCCGCCAGTATCTTCGCAGCCCTTGTCCTGTAGCCCCGCGCCAGCCCCATCGAGCCGTCTTCTGTCACCTGCGGAAGGCCAGCCGCGTCAAGCGCGTTGGCCCCCGCTATCATCCGCGAGCACTCCATAATCGCGGCTGGTACTGTGGAGAGGGGCAGGGATAGCCCCGGCACTTTGTATAGCTCTGCATCTATCTCGGCATCTGCATTGGCTATTTGTGCGGTCAGTTGGTCGGCGCTCAAGACGATTGTCTTGCCGCCCGTTGCCGCCGTGGTCGCTATCGCGATTGCCAGCAATGCTTCGACTTGTGCCTCTGTACAGTAAGCCATCCCTGCCCCTCCTTGCTACTTCAGTTAGACAGTCTCCGCGTACCAGAAGGGCCACGGGCCAAGCGCCACTGCATAATCCAAGTGGAGGTCAACCTTGTAGCCGTCCGCGTCCTCGTCATAGTTCACATTCACGCGAGGGTTCGGCAGGCCGTTTGCACGGGTTTCAGGAATATGCACGATAACGGGCTTCATCGAAGCCTTGCCAGCGTCGCATATCATCCACCAGTCCAACTCGGTAAACTCTGCCACAGGGACAACTTCCAGCGGTGGCAGCGCGTTAAAGGTCTTCTGCTCGCCGTTACTGGTGGCCGCCACAAGTTTCCTTGCGGCAATTTCCAGTTCAGGCGGCACAAGCAGGTGTGTGGGGTTCATCCGCAGGGGCTTGCCGAACGGCCCCTTGAAGCGCCGCATCTTGGCAATGGCTACGCCAAGCTCGGCCTCAGCAAACGCGGTGCTGCCCATATTATCCTGCGCGGTCGTGTATGTGCCTATCGGTGCCCAGCTATGCCCATCGTCGAAGGTGTAGGTTCCAGCAGCCGCGTCGTCCAGCCAGTCATCGTAAGTATGGCCGTTGGCTACCTGATACCATACCGCGTAGGCAATCTCGGCTTGCACCGCTTCGACAATGCCCGGCATCGCGGACGACAACGCATTGCCAAGCGAGCCGATATTAAGCTGGCCTGTCTGGTCGAATTGCACCGCGTCTGCGGGAATGAAAATACCGCCCGCATAGTGGGTAGCAGTGATGCTCTTCTCCGCAATCCCGGAGCTGATACGATGCACGCTTCCCGTGAAGGCTTCCAGCGGGAAGATTGTATTGGCGTAGCTCAGGCGTACTGTCTGCACCGGGTCAGTCGTGACCATTGTAATAGGTGCATAGGGAGTACCCTGCTGCTTGATAGCGTCGCCAAGGACGCCACGGCACTGCGCCTCCAGATAGTTCTGACTTGTAGTTGCGAGTAGTTCTGTCATCTGTCCGAGCCTCCTTAGACCACCTTAGTGGTAATCTGCGTCTGCAGGATTTCGTACACGATATTTGCGCCGTAGTTGATATGCACGCGCCACATATTGGTGGCTACGCCCACAACGCCGCCGATAATCAGGGTGTTGGTGTCGCTGTCGTCGCCGCCTCCGCTATCGTCCGCATAGGCCACTGTGTTGATGTCGGTGGTTGCGGCTGAAGCGTGCGGAATGAGGAAGTCCGCGCAGTCGAGCACGGTCACAGTGCCGCTGGCCGCGCACTGGGACTCGGCAATGCCGGCGATAATCGCGCCCGCCGTGTCAGTTGCGCTAAGCGCGTTGCCATCGCCGTTAATCATTACCAGGTCGCCGCCATAGATAATCGCGGCGGTGGCCGTGAACTGGCGCTTCATCGGAGTGCCGTAGCACTGGATTATTCTGTCCGCTGCTGTTGCCACTTACTTGTCACCATCCTTTGGTTTGATGCCCAGCTTCTCGCGGGTCTTGTCGAAAGCCGCCTTAATCTGGGCTTCGTCTTCGTTAGGCTGCTCGGCAGGCCGCTCGGGGTCAGCTTCGGTTTCCTCGAAAGCCGCGTGCTTGCCCAGGCTTGCCAGGTACTTCATAACCAGTTGCTCTGCTGAAAGCTCTTCAGGCTCGGCATCTTCCGAAAACTTCATCGAAACGAGGCCGGCAAGCCCTGCGAGTTCCTGCAAGTAGCCAACTGCGGCAGGCGGTACTTTAAGCGCCGCTGCCTCTCTTACTTTGCCATCACGTTCCTGCTTCTCGAAGCTGGCGATTTTCGCCTCAAGCTCCGCAGTGCGCCGCTTCTCGCTGGCCTCAAACTCGGCTACCTTCGTCTCAAGTTCGCCTATTCGAGGGTCAGCAACCTGCTCAGGCGCTGCTTCCTGTACTGGTTCGGTGGTCACTTCTAGGGTCTCGGTCTCGTCGGCCATTGAAGCCTCCTTTCTGCTCTTGTCGCGAAAGCTCTGGGCCGCGCTTACGAGGCCGTCCAATTCGCCGGCGTCTGCCGCAAACTGGATAACCTCGCCAAAGTCCAGCCCTTCCTCTTCCGCATCTTCTTTGCTAAACATCCGCGCAGTGGGGACGCGGGGGATACCTGTTGCCGCAAGGTGCTGGATATACTGACCCGCCATCCCTGCGTCATCCTCGCTCTTGAAGCCGAGTATGTTGGCGCTTACCCCGCGCACTCCCAGCTTCTGCAACTTGGTCAGTTGCTCGTCTGGCATCTCCACGAAGCAGTACACGCTCTTGCTTGCCTCGTCATAAGAGAAGTCACGGGCGAAGCCAATCTGCTTGCCTGTATGCCCGTTCTGGAGTGGCAGGAGTGGGGGGGTATTCTTCACGAGGTCGGCGAGCCAGGTGCCGTCAGCCTTGAGGCCCGTCTGCGGATAATCGCCCGCCTCGAATGCCTTGGTCACAACGCGCCACCACTTCTGCCCGTTGCGGTCAAACTCCTCGGCTGAGGTGAAGTCAGTAGCTTCCCCGTAGCTGAGTTCCGCAGGTTCCTGCATACTATGCCTCCTACAATGCAAAACGCCGAGGGCCTGTGTGTAGGCCCCCGGCGGTTTCTCCGTCCGAGGTCGTGCTATTCGCTTTCTCGCATTGTACTACCGCTTTTGCATATCCGCAACTAGTTTATTACATTCTGCCCGTATCCAGTCAGCCGCCGCCTTCAGTTCGGTGCTTCGCGCTGGCATCGGTTCGCTTTCCTCGTCGACAATGCCCTCAGATTGCAGGAAGGCCGTAGCCTGCCCCGGATACCGCTCCAGCACCCCGAACCACCAGCCTGGCCCCGGTATCCCGCAGGACAGGCCACGTGACCCTGTCGGCCCCGTCTTGTCCTTCAGGAACTCGTAGATGCTACCGCTGGCAGGCCACGTCTTGAGGTGCCGCTTGGTTATCGCCACGTGCCGCTTAATCTCTGCCCCGTCCATTACGCTGCCCCCTGTATCCGCTCTGCTTCGCCAAACGCCTTGAACCCCTCGAAGCCCTCTGCCGCGTCTGCCTCGCCTGCTTTCAGCGTCCGCCCCTCGACTTCCTCGCCCTCGAATACCGGCTCGAACGTGCACCTGCAAGCCCAGTGAAGTGGCGGGGCCTGCACGATGTCCCGAAGCTCCTGCACTGTGCCGACCAGTGGGCTACACCGCGAGCACGTCCGCCCGTCCATTGGGTTAATCCATAGCACGCGGTCGATAACCTCCGCGTCCATAAACTCCTGCGCCCTGCGGATGTTGAACTCCTGGCTAAACCTTGTCCGCGTGAACAGTTCCGCGCCGCGCCGCCTGCTCTGAGGCCATACCTTGTTGACCAGCTTGGCCGTGTCTGCCGTCGTGCGCCCCTCCAGCACCGCCTGCCGCTCGATACGCGCAAGCAGCTCGCGCCGCCCCTCCACAAACTGAAGCATATCATCGGTGATTATCGGGCCTACCTCGGTGCGAAGCCTCGCGAGTGTCGCCTGCCGCCCTGCCTCCAGCGCCGCCTTGCGCTCTGCCAGCGGGATGCTCAGGTCAGCCTTGATATACTTCGACTTGGTTATCAGGTCGTCTGCCGACTGCTCGATGGCCCACCGCGCCGCGTCCACTACGGCGGTCACCACCGCTTCGCTTTCCGCTGCGCGAGGTTTTACCCGCTCAAGCCGCTTCGCAATCGCCTTGACGCTTGTGGCGCCCGCAATGGTTATTGCCTCGCGCCTGATTATCCTGTTCAGGATGGTCAGCGCGTCGTGCTCACGGGTTTCGAGGTACACCCGCCGCCCGCCCCAATCTGTGTAATCGGTGAAGTCTGGCTTCAAGCTACACCTGCGCTAACTTTCTAAGTGTTTCAAGGTGATGCGGCCATAAAGTTGCCATCACCCTGCAGTGAGACTCGTCGCGGAGGCTCCACGCCGCGCCCTCTGGCTTCGTTTGCCCTTCTATGTGTTGTGATAGCGATATAACGGTTTCTAATTCGCTTGCACTCATACTTGCTTCCGGTCTCACTATATCTGCTAGCTCATCCCGTATAATGCGCGCATCATCTGACAGGCAATAATCTGGCTCGTTGCCTTGCTCTAGCAGGGGCACTGCCGCTTCCAGTATGGCAGCCAAGCTTTGTAACAGCCTTTCGTCCATTACCAATACATAACCCGTTCTCATTTCGCGTCGTCCCCCTTGTTTTATGCTACACCTGCGCTATCTCTGCTTCGGGTTCGTCCTGCGGGAGTGGTACGTTCTGCGGGAGTGGTACGTTCTGCGGCTCTGCCGTGCCGGGCCGCGCAAGCATAAGCGCGGGGTCAGCAGGCGGCAGGCCCGCCTTCTCGCGTATCCACGGCTCGCTGCCGTCGATTATCCCGCTGGCCTCAAGCGATGCTATTGCCGCAGCATATATCTGGAGGTTCGCCACCGCAGGCTCTGGTATCTGTAGCTGTGGCACTGGCTCGGCTGGCCCGAAGTTGAACTCTACAAGCGGCCTTATCACCTGCTCGGTGAACACCTCTGATAGCGCCCTGCGCACTGCCGCGGCCTTCCGGCTGAGTAGAGTCTCGTGGACGTTGCCCAGCGCGAAGCTGCCTGAGCCGTATTCGCCCTGGTATACAGTCAGCGACTGGGACAGGATTGCTCGCAGTATTTCCTTGTTCAGGAAGTCCAGCATCATCTCGAAGCTCTGTGACCCGCTTACTGTATGCGTGTCCATCGCCTCAAGGCTCGCCTCTATCGGCACCGCCGCGTACTGCTTCCTAGACAGGTTAGCCAGCAGAGACTTCAGCCCGCTCTTGGTCGTGCTATCGAGGTTATCCGGTATGCCCAGCTTCCAGATTGTGGTTGCCGTCTTCTGCAGGTGGTCACCCCACCACGGCACAATCTTGCACTTGGTAAACCACGGGAAGTAGGCAGCCCTCAACTCACTCTCGCCGAACGGGTTGGACATACTTGCCGAGTAGCTGAAGACGATAAACTTGTTGTCAACGTTCACGGGTTCCGTCTGGCCCCTGTACTCATCGGTGAAGCGGTGGAGCTGCCACTGCTTGTCCCCGCCCTCCCGCTTCCAAGTGAACCAATACGGGTCGCGCCTGTCTATCCTGTCGACAATCCAGCCGTCAGCCGTCTGCTTCCAGATGATTTCGGACAAGGCCCAGCCGTAGGCTACCGCGTCCTTGGTCAGCCAGTCGAGGCATTGGGCCAGCGAGCCTGGCATCTGCTCAAGCGCCGCGCTTACCCACTGCGCGGTTTCGGGGTCGCCATCCTCGGCAGGTTGCACCTCCGCATCCCCACTCAGCACGCTGGCCCTGAGCTGGTCTACCGAAGCCTTGACTATCGGGTCATTCTGCATCTTCTCGTAGAGCTGAATGCCCTTGTCCGCTATCAGGTCGTCAGGGTGCCACCCGCCCAGCGACCCCGCGAATACTTCCGAGAATGTCTGAGGCTGGCCCCACATTACGGCCAATTCCTTGCCTGGCTTGGCTACTGCTACCTTCCTGCTAAACAAGCCCATACTGCACACCATCCATTGGGGCATAATCGTCTGACACTGCAAAGTCATCGAGCGAGATGGTCATACGCGGCAGGGCCTCGCAAGCCATCGAAGTCACGTCTACCTGGTCATCGTGCTTCGCATTCGGGAAGGTCAGCAGTTCCTGCTCATACTCGCCAAGCCAGCTTGCGCCCTGCGGCAGGTATACTGTGCCCGCCTCGAAGCGCGTTGCCGCAAGTAGCGCCCTGCTAACCTTGTCCTTGTCGGGCCGCATCTCTACCGCTGGCAGCCCGTTGCGGATAACCTGCTGCACGAGGCTCAACTGGTAAGCGACGCTTTCGATGTAGATACTCGCAGGGTTCCACTTGTGGTACTCCTGCCTCAGCACGTGTGGCTGGTCAGGCCCCGCGAGGTGGGCGCGTATCCTGTCAAGCAGTAGCAGTTCCCCCTGCTCAGTCACCGCCCACGTTGCCAGCACGAAGTAATCTGCCGTGGTCTTCTCGCTTACCGCGAGGTCACAAGTCTGAAACCTGCGGCACTTCGAGAGGGGCCGCATAATGGTTGCGCCATCAGGCCGCGTCAGCAGGTAAGCCCCCGCGTCGTTCACGTGGTAGTACCTCAGCCACTCGCGCCTGAATATATCGCCGCCCTGCATTGTGGGCCGCTGCTGGTACAGGCTGGCCCATATCCGCGAGCCGACCGCCTGCTCCTTCTCCAGTAGCCACTCCAGCGGGTAGCGTTCGGGCCATAGCGGTTCGCCCTCAGCCCTGCCGAGTATGTCGCCCTCTTCGGCAAGCGCGGGCAGGTTCACCACTTCCCACTGCTCGCCCGTCTCAGCCGCCTGCTGAAGTATACGCCCCGCAAGGTCGTCCTCATGCCAGCGCGTCATTATCAGCAGCACCCTGCCATCAGGTGACAAGCGAGTAAGCGCCGCCGCCCTGTACCAATCCCAAGTCTTGTCGCGGTATACCTGCGAGGCCGCCTGTTCGGGGTTCTTGACGGGGTCATCCACAATGAAGCAGTCAGCACCCTTGCCCGTGAACGCGCCACCTATGCCTGCCGTATCCATCCCGCCGCCCGCTTTCGTCCGCCAGTGGTCTTTAGCCTGGCTATCATCTGCCAGCGGAGAGGGGAAGATGCTGCTGCTATCGGTGTAGTGGCCCTTGGCGCGGCTGCCCCAAGTTGCCGCAAAGCCTGCTTCGTAAGCGCCCAGCAGGATACGCTTGGTGGGCCAGTTGCCAATAAACCAAGCGGGGAAGTAACCAGAGGCAAGGTCGCTCTTTCCATTTTGTGGGGGTTCCAGCACCATCAGCCGCTTGATACGGCCCAGCGCCAACGCCTCCAGCCGCTCGGCAGTGTATTCGAGGTGCCGGGCAGGTAGCCAGGTTCCATTGCTGGCCCACTGGCAATATGATGCGAGGCTAGTCTTCGTCAGCAGGCGCAGTTCCGCTAGCGTCAAAGACTCGCTTGGCGATTTCTCTAAGCTGCTTGCGCGTGGCATCGTTCACCTTGTCGGCAGTGACGTCTGCGGTAATTGCGGTTATGTCTACTTGGCGGCGTTCGCTATATTCTTCGGGCATCGCCGTCTGCAACAGGAACTTAATCATATTGCCGTCGCCTGCGGCTGCCCGTTCCCGCGCCTCCACTTCCAGCTTGGCGTTACGCGCCCTGTGTGCAGCCTCTATTTGTGCGGATAATTCAGGATATTCTCGCTTCCACTCGCTTAGGGTTTGGGGGTAAATATCGAGTTCGGGAACGAGCGCCAGAGCACGGCACTCCTTGCGAACACCACCCTCGATGATAGATAGCAGCTTCTGCCAGCCCTCCTCATTGTACTTGGAGGGTCTGCCCCGCGTACCGGCCTCATTTGCAGGCGTCAGCTTGTTGCGCTTTGGCATCCAGAAGCTCACTCTCTACGCGTTCAATACGTTGCGGCAGGTTGTTACGGGTATAGACTCGAACCTCGCCGTAGGCAACCGCTCGGACGGCCTCAAGTATCTTGGCCTCCTGCGGCGTCACGAGCATAGGCAGCTTATCCCCGTCCATTCCCTGCATAGTACCACCAGTTGCCCGTCTTGGCTATATCAGCCGAAGCAGAGCTGCCACATAAACCACGCGAACAGCACGAGGCCCGGCAGCAGGAAAAGCATACACCCCGCCTGCATCAGCAGCAGGTTAGGGTCAGGCTTCTTCTGTGGTTCCATCCGGTGCCTCCAGTTCGATGATAGCCCAGCCTGCACCCTGCCACCATTCGACATTGCGCGGCAGCATCCAGCTTCTTTCAGTGCACGCTCCAGCAGCTCTGCCGTCAGCACCTCAACCTTGGCTTCGGCAGCCTTACGCCGCCGCCCAGCCCACTGCATCTGCGCTTCATTGAGCCGCTCGTATAAGTCCGCTTTGCCGCCCTCTTCCAACAGGCACTGCAAGTATACCGGCACCCCCCACCCGCGCTTGTCGTGTTTACTGAAGCCAAGTACTTCAAGCCATTCGCCATCAGTAATGCCAAGTAGCTCAATCACTTTCTCAACTGGGCTTTCCGTTTCCATCAGACCCTCCTCCCGGCAGCCAGCCCTTGCCAGCGAAGTAGCCATCAAGCCAGAGCGCGGCCTCCTCCATTGTGAGCCAGCCAGTCAGTTCTTTTCCGTTATCGTCTGCCAGCATAACATAGGGCTGCTTAGGATGCTTCGCAATTCTTACTATACCAGCGCCCTCAACGCCCCGCGGCTGCTGTCCTACCGCTTCAAGCAATCCCAGCCCCTTCAGATTGCAGGGGTCTTCCCGTCCTATCAGCATTAGACCCTCCTCCCAAACCAACTTATAAGCTCGTACGCGCAGTAGCAGAAGACGACCCAGACAACGCAGGCGCAGTAGGCTGCGAGGCAAAGTAGCTGCTCAGGCGCGGTCAGGCGTCGGCACTTCTGCACATCTGCCTGCGTTTCGTCAGCCATCAGCCTCACTCCATTCGTGGTATCCCTTGTTGCTCATCTCGACCCCGCGCTCTACCAGCCTGATTTGCACTTCTTCTGGCGTTTCGCCCCGTTCCTCGATGGTATAGATCTGCCCATCCTTCACCCAGTCTTGCGTCCCCGTAAAGAAGTGCCTGCCAGTGTCCCCATTCCAGGCTCGCTTCAAGTACCGCACCTGCACGGCGATATAAACCAGCAACGCAAGTGATATCGCCATCATCGCGTCAGCCATCCTGCGCCTCCTTCTCGTCTTTGTGGTAGCCGACGCCAGCATACTGCACATACACCTTGCCTTGGTCGGCTCGATGGTCGGTTGTTTCGTGGTCAAGCTCCCGCGCAATCGCCGCCAGTGGCACCCAGTGCGTACCATCCCGTAGCTCCAGCGGGACTTTCGCCCAGCGCCCGTTCACTATCAGCTTGGTCGGGCCTGCCTGCGCCTCGGTTATCCACGGCATCCGCACGATATGGTATCCGCTTCGGATGTCAGTCCCGCTCCTGATAGCGCCTGCCAGCTTCACGCCGCGTGTGCTGCTTGTGTTTTCAATGATACGCCCGCCGCCAATGTGAACGGCAACGTGCCCATACTTGCCGTCAGTCCAAAACAGGATGTCGCCCGGTCGCAAGTGACTTCCGCCATCACACTCGTAGTGCTTCAGAGCCAGGTACGCGGCCTTGGCGCTTGGCGCGGCCATATACCCCTGCCCCGTCACCTGCGTAAAGAACTGGTTGGCAAACCTCTGGCAGTACCCCTTAGCCCTCTCAAAGCGCGTCCAGTCATCCTCCGCTATCAGAAGCCGCGCCCTTGCCTCAAACTCAGCCGTTGTCACTCTGCCTCGCCTCCTCGTATTTGCGCCAAGCGTCATCGTAAGGAGTCGCGTCAAAATATCCCTCCAGAACTGTAACCGGGAAGTTGCCCCTGCCGGGGCCTTCGGCGTCCGCATATATTGCCCCATAATAAGTGTCGGGATTGCAGCGCCACCAAACCTGCTTTACCTCACACTCAGCGCCCTCCGACAATACTGCCCCACTGCGTTTTGCGGCTTGCACAAAGTCTGCTGCCGCATGCCATCCCTTCGAGTAATAGCAAGTTACCCACCCATAGTCTATTTCTGTTTGAGGCTTCACATCTAACGGGTACTGCTTTGGCTTCCTCTTCTCAGCCGTTGTCATCGGTTGCCTCCTCCGTCGCCGCTATGATTAACTTCTGCAAGTCAGCGAATATATCCGTCGAAAGCACCTTGTGGCAATAGGTGATACACTCGGATACATCTTGCCACTCCTCCACTGTCAGCTTGATACTGACCACTTCCTGCCTATCCTTCGCCATCGGTTGCCTCCTCAATATACCACCCCAACAATCTCTCTAACAACGCAATACTCTCGGCAAGCCCATCCGGCGCAGGCCGTCCTGCGTCAGCAATAGCGTTGAGTTGGCTTAACACTTCTGTACCTTGCTCCTGCGTCAGTTCTATCTTGTCATAAGTCTCGCCCTGCCGCTCGAAGTATTTAGCCGCGGCCTCGCGGATCCCCTCTAAAAACCACCGCTTATCGTCCGCACTAGCCCGCTGCCTACCCCTGCTAGACAGGTCAGTTATCAGGGCAAGCGCCGCGTCTTCTTCAGTATCGCCCACACCCTGCTCAATCCAAGTTGAGTTAGTCTCATCGAAGGTATACACCACGCGCCCATTCTCTTGCTCCCACACTGTTACTTTCATCGTGGTTCCCCCTGGCCCTCGCGGGATAGCTCCAACAGTTGCCGCGCCGCTACTTCCTTGCTCGTACACCAGCTTGTGTAATAGGCAATATCAAAGAACTTGGCGGTGAGCTTTATGCCCCGTGATATAACATCACGCGTCGACACTACGCCATTCTCATCCTCTTCTATATTGGATTTGCGCGTAAAACATACCTCAGCAGTTACAAATGGTGTCTCTTAATAACCACCCACCTGCTTTACCTGCTCCTCAATCTCTTTAAGCCACTCTTGCTTGATGTTCATCGTATCCCCCTTGAGTCTGATAATGTTGGTTATGAAACCTCGCCCCTGTTTCGGGGCCGTACTACTCAGAAGCCGTCTCACCCCCTGCCGTCGCAGCCTGGGCCGCCCTGATGCGCTCAATGGCATTCTGCGCGGCCTTGTTATAATCTACCGCCCAATCGTCATGGCAATCCACGAGCGCGCCCGCCTCATCCAGCGGCAGCAGCACCCCTTCCTGCGCTGATAATAGCGCCTCTCCAAACTCATTCCAGATGGACTCAATATCTTCTTCGCCCAATGCAGTCGCTTCTGCGAAATACACCTCCGTGAATGTTATCAACTGCCTATGCAGAGCATCACTCACCGCGACAACCTTACTCATCTCACGCGCCCCCTGCGGCTGCCTGCCGCGCCTGTTCTACTATCCTGCCAACATAACACTTCATTTCCTCCCGCTCCTTAGCCATCACCGCAGGCCACTTCTCTGGCGAGATATATCGCCCATCCAACCTGTCTCCGTTGCGAGTGCCGTTGATTGCGTTTCCCATAACCTTGGCGAGGATTATGCACAAATCCTTTGGCCTCGGCGCGTTCCACAACTCCAGCGGCCTGCGCCAGTCCCAATAACCCTCAATCTGCTTCGGGCTTGTGCCGTCGCCTGCACAACAGACCTGCTTGGCAAGCCAGTCACGACCTGCCTGCATCTTGCTCAAAGTGTAGATAGCCTTGGCGAACCGCATTATGTCCTTGTCCGAAAACTCGCCAGCCTCCCCGCCCTCCACAAACCCGAACCCGTCACCGCCCCGCGTTTCTGCCGCTCGCCTCAGCTTCTCGCGTTGCAGGGCGTTCTCTTCGGCTCGTATCGCTTCCCGCTGCTGTTCCCTGCACTGCTCCAATAGAGTGGCTATCGGAAACCAGCCAGCGCCCTTGTGTGCTGTCAGCGCCTTCTGCATCGCCTCGCTGATTACCACAACGTGATACGGCTTGAGTTCCTCATACCAGGCTTCGGCTTGCTCTACTGGCAGCGCCCGTCCAAATAGAGCGCCGTAATGCTTGAGTAAGTCTTTCCACTGCTCGCGGTCGGCCTCAGTCATTTTACAGCCCCCTTCATATACGCCTCGCCTGCCCGTTCAAGCTGGGCACCTAAACTGTTGTCTTGCGGCTTCTCGTAGACCGCCGTCCAACATTCTTCCTCCAGCCACTTCGGGGCTGACTTCGTGAACTGCGGAGTGGTCTCGGTATCCGCTATATGCTGGGCATATTGTCTAGCCCCCTCAAGTAGCACCTCCGCAGTCACAGTTCGCCTCGCTATCTGGTACTGTTTCCAGACCGCATTCTCTTGTCGCTTGAGAGTTGGCGGGTAGGCTTCGAGGAAAACCCGAACCTCTTCCTGAAAAACTGGCTGGGTTTTATCTGTTGGTTGGTTAGGTAGGTCTGGTAAGGTCTGGTAAGGTCTGGTGCTACAATCTGCTTGAGCATCGCTTAAGCACTGCTCTGGCGGTGCTATAGCAGTGCTATCTTCCTGCTTCAGCTTTGCTGCTCTAGCAAGCCCTCCGCGCCGCCCTGCGTCAACCTTCTTCTCGTGTGTGCCCTCGAAGTATTCTATCTCTGCATCGAGCCTGGGTGAATGGTATTGCCCGTCCTTCTTTGCTACCAGGTGCAGGGCAACCATCTCACTCAGGTACTGTTCGGCTTTGGCAGGCGTGCAGGCCCACTCGTCTGCAAGTACTTCGGTTACCAGTTCGGCCTCAAGTACCCCATCCTGCTCTGCAAGTAACTCCACGAGCACCCACCAGCGGCCCAGCCCAGCCATCCCCTGCTTGCGCTTGAGGGCAACCAGCTTCGGGTCACGTCTGCTGTCCAAGTCGTGCCGTAGCCAGTCCATTAGGCAGGCTCCTCGGTGCGGCCTGCCCGAATAAAGGCATCAAGGTCGCAGATGTCTATGCGGTACAGGCGCGGCCCCAGCTTGTAGGCTTGCAGAGTGCCTGCCTCTATCCAGCGAATAACAGTGTCCCGATGCACGCCAACGTGTTCCGCCACTTCGTCAATCGAGAGGTACTTCCTTTGCGGCTCGCCCATATCTATCCCCCTTATAT